TCTTACTGTATATGTCAATTCAATTGTCAATTCTTTGTTGTCGAGGTGTGCTTTTAGAGATTTGTCTCCTAACACCAAATTTTGTTACTTTAGGAGCTTTGTATCTCAAGTCACGTATGGTGATGATGATTGTGGATCTGTGAAATCTTCTGCATTTTTTTACGATTCTGTCACGAAGGCCGAGAAATTGAGAGAATATGGATTGATATATACTCCCCCCTCTAAAGTAGGTGAACACGTTCCTCTTGATAGTATTTATAATGTTGATTTTCTTAAACGTCATCATTCTTATATACCTGAGTTAGGCGTCCATTTGGGTGCCTTAGACGAGAAATCTATATTAAAATCTTTATCTTATGGTATCAAATCTACTGAAGTTTCCGACGAAGAATTATTAGGCCAATTAATAGATTCGGCTTTACACGAATGGTTTCCACATGGACGATCTGTGTACGAGGCAAGGCGTACACAGTGTGCAAATTTCCTTGCCGATAGCAACTTAGAGCGTTTTAGTAATAAAATTGCTTTGAGTTATGACGATAGATTAAGGGATTGGCTATCAGATTATCGCAATCAAGATGCTATGGTGATTACGGACAGTGAGTTGGATCCACTGGACGCACATAGCAATCTTCCTAATCAAAGTCCTGCGTCTTCAGGGTTTGAGCTAGCTCTGATGATTTAATTATGGCTTACTAACACAGATGGAGGTTCACAATCCTCGAGGTCAACAAATTGTACACCTTGGGCTCATAATATTAGCGGTTTAAGCCCACCGTTAGAATCGGATGATTCGAGTTCCTATCTTAGGCACCGAGTACCAGCAGGACATTGCCATGCTACTCATCTCACACCTAAGTACCCTGGAATTATTACAACGGCGCCACTTACGAATTTCTGGCCGCATTCTTCGTGCGGGGTCTGTAATCTTGGTGGTAAACTTTATGATTATACTTTCCAATCTGGTATATTTCCTGTATCTGACACTTATAAAGATGTAGTGCTTTTGCCTGAATTTATTTACCCAGATGGTTCTATAGTCATAGACGCTGTTGAAGAAGTTGTTCGTAAGAGAGCAGATTATTTGGCATATTATGCTTTTGGGGATTATTCCATACCGCCTCCAGACAATGATTTTTATGCTTCTGCTCTTAACACAGCCAAACGGTTTCAAAAGAACTACAATCCTTTGAAACCACAGTCCGGTGTAATTATCGATGAATCATTAGCTAAAGACAAAACTCAGGTTTTGACAGATTTTTCTAATGATACGACTTATCAGGAAGTTTCTTTTGGCAGCCTTCGTGATAAAACATATTACAATGCCGATTCTGAGCGAGAACAACTACGTAACTTTTTATCTAGACCTGTTCAAGTAGCATCTTATGTTCTCACACCTAATACAACTACTAGTGTCATGAAGAGTC